CTCAGTGACTTCTACGTGGTCGTTTAGATAACCGTCACCGCATGAGCCGTGAGCTTTGTACTGGGGGATTAGGGCGTAGTCGGCCTCGCTTGGCGAGCCGTGCCCCCTAGATTCCTCGCCACCAAATAGCAGCCAGTCAGGCGTCACTTTAAGAGCCCTAGAAATTGGCTCGACAGTGTTCTTGCGTGGGCTGCTGCTCTCGCCTGAAAGGATTCGGTTAATAGTCGGCTGCGGAACGCCCGAGCGCCGAGAAAGCTCACTCTCGCTCAAGTCCAGTTCCGTCAGCTTTGCGCGTAGGCGCCCTGCAATATCCATCACTCACCAAATATACGTAGACGCATTATGCGAATTCTATTGCAACGGCCCATACATATTCGTATGATTTGTCATGCAGAACCTCATAGGATTCCCGTCATGACAGTTCAAGAGATGTTGAATCGCCTTTTCCAGCTCGGGCTGTCGCAGACAGAAGTAGCTGAATTGTGCGGCACCACGCAGCCGACTATTTCCAGAGCCGTCAACGGCTCGATGGTCAGTTACAAAATCGGGAAAGCCATTGAATGCCTTCTCGGTAAGCGTGAACGCGCCGCAAAACGCTCTGAAATTCAAGCTGCTTAACCAACCTCGCAAGCCACATAGGAAACACAGCATGTACATGGACCCCAATCAAAAGCGCGCCATCCCGGTGAAGGTTCGATTTGAACCTGTGCTGGATCGGATCCTGCGCAAGGCAGCAACCAAGACTCGCATGCAGCACGCGACCTACCTCTACGAAATCATCGAGTGGGCCGTTGCCAACGGCGTGATCGAAGAACTCATGCAGGACAAGCAAGAAGATATCGCGGGCTGAAGGGCCTCAGGAGTCCTGAATGACCATCGATAGAGAAAAACTGTCGCCAGATACGCGACAGAGAGTGGAGGAGTTGATGTTTGCCAACGGTTGGGACTTCAACCGAGCCATCAACGAAATGATGGAGACCGCTATTGCAGGAGGTGCGCTTTCGGAAGTCGGGCGCAAGAAGGCCAAGGTCCTTCAGCTGGTTACCCCAATGAGGGCCTCAGGCAGGGACTCTTAAGGGCAATCCAGAGGGCCTCTGCCAAATTCAAGACGAAAAAAAGCCAGGTTCGTGGCCTGGCTCTCTTACAACGCTTGTGGAGTAAATCATGCACCAAGTTAGCGAAACGATCAACCCTCCAGTGTTCTCCTCGCATGCGCTGAGCTATCACCAGTCGGCAGCCATGTATGCGGCAAACATGATCCGCTTCCAATACACCAAAGAAGCCAAAGCGAAATGCCGCCGTGAATGCCTGGAGCATCTGAAGGCATCGCTTGCCCACGACAAAGAGGGCGCGGCATGAGCAACGTCATTCAACTGAAATCGGCCGGGGGCTTTACCCGGATGGACAACGATCTGTATGAGGCCCTCATTGGGGCTGACCTGTCAGGCCGTGAACTGCGTGTCGCTCTGGCGGTCCACAGGCTCACCAGCGGGTACAACAAGGACGCAGTGAAGGTAGCGGCCCTCTACATCGCCAAGATGATGTACAGCGACGAAGAGAAGGCTGCGTCTGAACGTGCAAACGTATCTCGGGCAATCAACTCCCTGATCCGTCAGCGAGTTCTTTTTCGTGATGGCGGCAGTCGTGACCCGATCACTTTCCTGCCGAGAAACGAGTGGAAAATAGACCACAAATCAACTGTGTTGAAAACTACACACTGTGTAGAAAAAGTACACGCCACCGTGTCGAAAATTACACACATAAAAGACATAAATACAAATCTAACTGCTGACGCAGTTGTCGCCGCTGTCGCTTCGACCAGCGAGGTTTCGGAATCTGAACCGGAACAGCAGGGCACCCCAGAACCTGATCAACCCGCCCAAGCCAAAGCCGACCGCATCCCGTACAGCCGCATCGCTGAAATCTACAACACGGTCTGCGGCGAGAAGCTTCCGAAGTGCCTGAAGCTCTCGACGAAGCGCAAGAACTTGATCAAGGGCTGCTGGAACCTGGAAATCAACGGCCTGCACCCATTCCGCAAGGGTGAGTTCTGGACTGCCTACTTTACCGACTGCCTGACCAACAAGCACTGGACCGGCGACAACGAGCGCGGCTGGACCGCCGACATCGAGTTTCTGACCCGTCAGGACAAGGTCCTGAAAGTGTTGGAGGCCCTATGATCACTGATCGCCCACTAGTCGCGATGGAAGCCGAGTTCGGCGTCATTGGCGCACTTTTCATCAAGCCTGATCTCATTGAAACCATTGGCGCCACCCTTGGAGCCGCTGACTTTCACGACCAAGACGTCGCCGAGATCTACACCCTGATCCTTGCGGCGCGCTCTGCTGGTCGTCCGGCCGACCCTGTTTCGATTGCCGACATCCGGCACGAACTCACCAGCGGCGAACTGACGCTGGTGAGGGCGGCCGAGATCATGAACAGCGTGCCTAGCGCTGCCAACGGGATTGAGTACGCGCGCATCGTGGTGGAGCGGTCCAAGGCCCGAAAGATCGCCATCATCGGTCAGTCAATCATCGACATGGCCAGTCATGCGCGGCCGCTGGCCGGGATCATCGCCGATGCTCAGGAAGCCGTCCTGGCATTGAACAGCGAAGACGACGAGCCAGACGTGATCACTCTGCGTGAAGCGCTGGGCCCGGTCGTCGATGAAATGGACGCGCGCTTCAACGGAGAGGGCATCAATGGCCACGCCACAGGGCTGAAGGACTTGGACGAGCTGCTGCAAGGGCTTCGCGGATCGCACGTCATCATCATCGCTGGACGTCCCGGTACTGGGAAAACCACCCTGGGCCTCGGCATTGCTGAACAGCTGACCATCCGTGACGGAAAGTCGGCGCTGGTGTTCTCGCTCGAAATGTCAGCGAAAGAACTTTCCAAGCGCAGCCTGGCGTCGTCATCGGCGGTGACACTCGGAAATATCGACACCGGGCAGGCGATGGCAAGCGGTGAACAGATAGTCCGCATCACGGGCGCCGTCAGCAAAATGAGCCAAGCCGACCTGCGCATCTGCCAAAAGGGCGGCCTGCCACTCAGCCGCATCCGGAACATCGCTCGCTTCCAGCACAAGGCCAAACCGCTGGACCTGATCGTCATCGACTACATCGGCCTGATTGCACCAGAAGCCGGCTCCCGCCAACAGAACCGCAACCTTGAGCTCGGCGCGATCAGCCGTGGAATCAAGGGCATGGCCAAGGAGCTGAACGTTCCCGTCATCGTTCTGGCTCAGCTCAACCGCAGCATCGAAACGCGCTCCAGCAAAAAGCCGCAAATGTCGGACCTTCGCGACTCAGGCGAGATCGAGCAGGACGCCGACATCATCATGATTGCCCACCGAGACGCGGAAACCGACCTCGGACGCAGCGGCGTTACCGAGATAGATGTCGTGAAGCACCGCCACGCGTCGGTCGGCCACTGCCTGCTTCAGCACCAGGGCGAATTCGCACGCTTCGTCAACTACGCCGGGCAGCGCGAGCAGCAGCAAGAGCAAGAACATCGCCCGCCAGCACCACGTACCAGCAAGTCACTCCTCAACACTTTCAACCCGCAAGGAGGCTTCTGATGGCCGACGTAGCAGATTTTGCCGGAGACGTAATCGAGCAGACGGTTGAGCTCGGCATCGCCCAGATCCCCCGTTACACCGGCATCAGCGCCACTGAATGCGAAGAGTGCGGTGACGACATCCCGGAGGGCCGCCGTAATGCGGTCAAGGGCGTGAAGCTGTGCGTGGGTTGTGCTGAGCGGTTGGCGCTGGTGAAGCAGGGAGTGCGGCGGCTATGAGTAACGTCATCCACAAGCCGCGTCACTTCTGGTCGGCCGGCTCGAGCCGCATCCGCGATGTGTTCCGTCTGGCCTACCTGTTCGCCACCGAGCTATCTGCCGCCGGAGCCGTCGAGATCATCGTCCGCCCGGTGAAGTCCCGCCGCACGCTGGAGCAGAACGCCAAGCTGTGGGCAATGCTCGGCGACATCGCCCGCCAGGTTGAATGGCCGGTCAATGGTGTCATGCAGAAGCTCGACAGCGAGGACTGGAAAGCGCTGATGACCGCAGCAGCTCGCCAAGAGATCCGCATGGCCCAGGGCATCAACGGCGGCGTGGTGATGCTGGGGGAGAGCACCCGGCGCATGACCGTTGCAGAACTTGGCGACGTCATCGAGTGCATGTACGTCTTCGGCGCCGAGAAGGGCGTCACCTGGAGCGAGCCGAAAGGGCAAATGCCAGAGACCTGGGAGGCGGCAGCATGAAAACGATCCTCGTCATCGGCGCAGGCTCTCGCTACCTCGCAGCCGCTCTTCGAATGCTCGATGAAGACGCGCATATCCGTGAGTTCGTAAACAGCGTGCCGCACATCAGGGAATGCGATTCCTGTACCGCTCTAGAGCCTGCCGCCGAAGATCCGTTTTGCGGTGGCGGCCGGAGCAAGGGTGAGAAGAAACGCGCCGCACGGCAACGACGCCTTATGGGAGGTTACTGATGAGCCTCCAGTCGAAGCCACCACGCGCCAAAAAATGCCGCGTCGAAATCTGCGGGATCTATTTCGTGCCCGCGCGTCTCGGTCAGGCAGTGTGCAGCCCAGCCTGCGCGATCCTCGATGCTCCGAAGCAACCAGTGAATCAGGAGAAGGCTCGCAAGGCCCTTGCCGATGTCGGCCGCAAGGAGCTGCAAGCCGCCAAGGAGCGCATTAAGCCCAAGGGTCAGTACATGCGTGAGGCGCAGACCGCTTTCAACGCCTGGGTGCGCGAGCGTGACGCCAAGCTGCCATGCATCAGTTGCGGCCGGCACCACCAAGGCAAGTACGACGCCGGGCATTACCGGACTGTCGGGAGCAATCCCGCGCTGCGTTTCGAGCCGCTCAACTGCCACCGACAATGCTCGCCATGCAACACACACAAATCCGGCGACATCGTGAACTACCGCATCGAGCTGGTGAAGCGGATCGGCACCGAGCTCGTTGAATGGCTGGAAGGCCCTCATGAGGCCAAGCGCTACACCATCGATGACCTCAAAGCCATTACCGCCGAATACCGCGCCAAAACCCGTGAACTGAAGAGGACTGCAGCATGACCACCATCCCTAGTGACATCCTGCTCCACCTGTGGCTCGGCTTCATGTTGGTGCTGGCTGGGGGCCTCATTGAGTCCTGCCGTCGCCTGCTGCGTCGGGACCGGATTGCGCGGGGTGTGCGGCCATGAGCGTCCGTCAAGAGTTCGAAACATGGTTCGCGTCTCAGTTCTGGGCTGAATGCTACGGCGACGTGAAGGAGCACCTGTTCACCGCCTGGAAGGCTTCGCGCGCAGCCATCGTAGTACAGATGCCGGAACGGCTCGATTACACCGGCTGCACGTCGGCCATTGAGGCATGCCGTAGCTCTATCACCGCCGCCGGCCTGCAGGTGAAGCCATGAACTGGAAACCAGTCGCAGGCAGCAAGAACTGTATTTCGTCCGACGAGGGCTACCTGATCAGCAAGTACGCGCTGGAGCACGGGCACGCCTATGTCTCTCGGTCGCCTGCGCCGGCCAGCAAGATCCTGCACTCAGGCAAGGACCTGGACAAAGCCAAGGCGGCATGCGTTGACCATTTTGAACTGACCATGGGGAAAGCAGCATGAAGGCACACGAATTTCTCGGTAAGGCCCAGGCCATCATGCTGGAGCGCGGCAAGCAGTACGACAAGCCGGAAGGGGAGCGCAGCATGGGGACTGCGGTGTCTGCGTTCAACACCATCACCGGCCAGGCGCTGAGTGAGGCTGAAGGCTGGCTGCTGCTGCAAATCCTGAAGGACGTGCGTCAGTGGCAGAACCCGGCCTACCACGCCGACTCCGCCGAAGACTGCGTGGCCTATGCCGCCCTGAAGGCCGAAGCGCTCGCGGGAGCTCAGTAATGGTCGCACGCAAAGTCACGGACGAGCAGATCGTCGAAGCCCTGCAAACGATGAGCCTTGCCGAAACTGCCCGGCATTTCGGTATGAACACTCGCAGCATTGAGCGCCGCAAGGCTTCCATGGTTCGCAAAGGCTGGAGCCCTGAACATGATATGACCCACATCGTCCCGGACGGGTTTCGCCTGAAGGGTACGTCGAGCCTGTACAAGGAGGGCGTGAAGGCGCCAGTGCTGCAGTGGGTGAAGACCAGTGCCGACCTTGAGCGCCAGCGGGAGATGAATGAGGCCTTCGCCAACGCCTTCATGGAAGACGTCAACCCGCTGCCGGAAATCGTAGGGCCTATTGAGGTCTTGGATACCGACATCATCCCGTGGTTTCAAATCGGGGACGCCCACGTCGGAATGCTCGCTCACTCCCATGAGGTCGGCCACAACTTCGACTTGAAGATTGCCGAGCGCGAACTGATCGTCGCCATGCACAAGCTGATCGACCGGGCGCCGAGCTGCGAGCGCTGCGTTATTCAGGACCTAGGGGATATGTCGCACTACCAGGACTTCACTGCCAAGAGTGAATCCGGTCACGACTTCGACTTCGACAGCCGTTACCCGAAGATGATCGAGGTCTGCGCGCGGATCATGCGCTCGATCGTCGACAAGGCCCTGGCCAAGTTCCAGTTCGTTGACGTGATCGTCAATCAGGGCAACCACTCCCGGTCGAATGACGTGTGGATGCGGATATTCCTGAACCACGTCTATCAGGCAAACCCACGCCTTCATGTCCTCGACAACTCGAGCGTGTTCATCCCGTACCGCATGGGCAACACCTTCGTCATGTGTCACCACAGCGACAAGTGCAAGCCTGATCGGCTGATCGACGTGATGGCCACTGACTTCTCCGTCGACTGGGGCGAAGCGACCTACCGCTACATCGACATCGGTCACATCCACCACCGCATGCAGTCGAAGGAATCCGCCGGCGTGACGGTCGAGTCGTGGAACCAGTTGGCCCCGGGCGACAAGTACGCCCACGACGGTGGCTGGCGGTCCCGTGCGTGCCTCACCGCGGTGCTGAGATCCAAGACCTACGGCGAGAAGGGCCGCATCACCATCAGCGCCGAAGAGGTGAAGGACATCATCTCGAACGCTGTGCCAGGTGCTGAAGCTTTGAAACGTCGCGTTGTGTATTCGGTTTAAGGGGAGAACTGCCATGACTTACAGAAACGTCGTTTCCGCAGTGGTGCGCGCTCTCGCCGCCGAGACCATCAACTCGGCCGGGGGCTGCGACTTTGAGCCGAAGGTGCAGTGCGCCAAGCAGAAGGGGGAAATCGTCGGGAAGGAGGCTGCGTTCCTGACTGACTGCTGGGTGTTTGGCCGGTTGCACAAGGGGCTGGAAGCGTCCCAATGGCGCGCTCTGGTGGCGAAGTTCTCCACGCACACCGATCGTAAGCATGCGGCAATTGCCGAGCTTACGCGCGCTATACGCTCGCCGGCGCCTGAGAGGTTCCGTCACTGCGCCGTCGTTACCTGGGCATTACCGAAACTGCCAGGCGTCGAAGGCAAGCGCTCGACGAATGTGCTGCCAGCCGCGTGGTATGAAATGTCGAACTGGGATGAGGATGGCCGGCCAGAGCCAACCCTCCGCCGGTGGCGCAACGAGATCCGCAAGGCGCTTGAGGGACAGGTAAACGAAGCCCTCACTTCTGCGCAAGAGATCCTTGATCGCGAAGGGCTTTTGATGGGAGACGTGGCATGAAGGCTCGGATCACGCATGAGCGCCTAAAGCAGGCCTTGCGGTACAGCCCCATTGTTGGCGTGTTCGAATGGCGAATCACGGGTCGTAAGATTCGCCCTGGCTATCTCGCCGGCTGTGTTGACGACAAGGGTTACATAAAGCTCATGGTTGATGGCGTGTCTTACAAAGGGCACCAGCTCGCATGGTTTTACATGACGGGTAAATGGCCGGAAAACGGGATCGACCATAAAGATGGTGATCGCTCGAATAATGCGTTCAACAACCTCCGTGAGGCAAGCCAAGAGCAGAACGGCGCCAATCAAAAAATAAACGCTTCAAACGCAAGCGGTGTGAAAGGGGTCTTTTATTGCAAGGCTACGAATAAGTGGGTAGCTCGGATATTCTGCTTAAGGAAAATTGCCTACCGGGAGTCTTTCGATACCCTTGATCAGGCTGATTCGGCTATCAGGGCAGCCAGGGAAAGGCTGCATGGTGAATTCGCAAATCACGGGGTTCACAAATATGTTCTCGAAGAGGCTTGCAATTGACTGATCAAACGATCATTATCCCAGTCATCCTGTCGATCTTGCGCGTTAGGGATTGACACAAAGAAGCCCGGCCACTGAGTCGGGCTTTTTGCTTTGTGGGTGAATGCTCAGGCTGATGAGCGGCTACCGTAGCTATAAGCGGGGCGAGCGCGCTACGTCGACCCCAAGCCGGAGATCAGCGCCGGCCACCCGCACCTATTCGATGCACGACTCGCCGCCGTAAGCGGACGTTTGGCCACCACGAGCAACTGAGTGGCGAGATCAACCAACGCCGACTGCCCGCACATGCGGAGCCAATACCAAAGCCTCGCCATCGTGCGGGGCTTTTTTGTTTCCCTTATCCACCACTCCCCAGTGGTTTTGGCGCCTCACACTGGCGCCTTTTTTATTCCTGGAGTTGCGCCATGGCCGAACCCGCGAGCACCACAGCCGCCGGCGTCTTGCTCGCTAAGTACGGCATCATCATTGCTGGCTTCGCGGGAGCAATCCTCTCGCTGACGTTCCTACAGGGTCTGACCCGTAAGCAGGCCATCTGGGCATTCTTCACCGGGTTCAGCTCTGCGATCTTCTGCACGCCTCTGGCAATCGGCTTCTTCAAGCTGGAGCCGGGCGGTGAAACTCAATACGGCGTCGCGTTCCTGATTGGCCTGCTGGCCATGAACATCATTCCCCTGTTGAAGAAAGCGCTACCGGGAATGTTTGGCGTCTCGGGAGGTGCGTAATGCATACCATCCTGCAAGTCGTCGATGCATTCCTGTGCGTGCTGGTGGTGATCGCTGCTGCTGAGTACCTGCGCCGCGTGCGTCCCATGGACGAGCCTCTACTGAGCATCTCGTTCTACCTGGTGGCCATCGCCGCGTTCGGCAGCTTCATTTTCAACATCAAGGGCCACCCGGTCAGTCCGTTCACGATGACGCTGCACGCGGCCGTGATCCTGTATGCGATCGCCCGGCGCGGGCACATCTGCAAGATCCCCGATTAAACCAAAGGGTGCCTGGCTTCGTGCGGGCGCCACTCTCTACATCCATGGTGACGATATGGCCAGACAACTTGTGCTGCAGGCCTATCACCCATGGTGGTTCCGCTTCTACGTGGTAGCCGTGAACACCTTCGCCTACCTGATTGGTATGGACGTGGACGAGGACAAGCTGAAGGCTCAGGCCAGAAAGGCGACCCGGTACCGCGAGATTGAACCAAGTGAAGAGGGCAAGCCATGAAGAAGGCCAAGCACAAGGTTGTCTGGCTTGATAGGGGCTGGCAGCCGGTCTTTATCGGTTTCTGCCCAAGCGAGAAGGCCTGGTACCGCGAAATGAAGCGGATGAACGTATCCGAGCCATATCCCGGGTCGGCTGGGTGCACCACGCGCTTCGAGACCGGCGACGGTAAGGATTGCATCATCGTCTGCATCCATGAGCGGTTGAAGGATGACAGCTGCCGTCACGGCATCATTGGTCTGATCGTCCATGAATGCACGCATGCTTGGCGCTACATCCTGAACGCCATTGGTGAGGATGTGCCGAGCAGTGAGTTCGAGGCCTATTCGATGCAGGCGATCACTCAGCAGGTAACGACCGCATTTTGCGATACGCGGTTCAATCTGTTCAGCAAAATATAGTCGTGCCGCAGGTGAATGCGGCACGGGTGGATCACTCAGCGTTAACTTTTAGCGCTGCTTGGATCTGGTCTGCATAGGCGGAGAGGTTATTCAGCTCCCATTGAAGTTGAGTTCCGCCAGTCGAATTCAGAACCTTGGATTGGATCAGCGTTAGCGCAGCTGTCACAGCGGCTTCGCGCTGAGTTACAGCGTTGCCGTCGCTCAAGCCAGTGTTTCTACGCAGGTTCTTAAAGTTTTCAGACATGTTGCCTTCCTAGCTGGTGAGTTGATCTCCATCAATACCGGCAACCAGCCACCATTTCAAGTACTGCCCCAGCGAGGCACCAAAGTCTCAAGGAATCCCTATGGCGCTGACAGCGAAACAGCAGCGCTTCGTCGATGAGTACCTGAAAGATCTGAACGCCACGCAAGCGGCTATCCGTGCGGGTTACAGCAAGAAGACGGCCGCATCAATCGGGCAAGAGAACCTGAGAAAACCTGAGATTGCGAAAGCACTCAAGAATGCCATTCAGGGACGGTCTGAGCGAACCGGCATCACGCAGGACTATGTGCTGGCCGGGATAGTCGAGGTCATCGAGCGTTGCCGTCAGGTTGCTCCTGTACTGGATCGATCTGGCGCCCAGGTGTTCGTCGATACGCCTGAGGGTGATATGGCTCCGGCCTTCGAGTTTGACGCCAAGAACGTCCTCAAGGGTTTCGAGCTGCTCGGCAAGCACCTCAAGTTGTTCAGCGACAGAGAGCACGTCGACCTCGAGGGCGAACTGAAGCGCATCGAGATCGAGAACAAGCGGCTTACCAACGAGAAGCTCCGCCGCGAGTTGGAAGACCCGAACAAAGGTCTTCCAGAGCCGAAGCAAGTAATCATCGGGGTTGAAGATGCAAGCGATCCTGATGCTGAACAGGCCCCAGTTTGAGTTCATCAAAAGCCACAAGAAGTTCATGGCGTTCGTTGGGGGCTACCGAAGCGGCAAGACGTTCGTTGGCTGTGTGCGGATGTGCGTCAACGCGCTTGAGTTCCCCGGCATTCCGCAGGGCTACTTCGCGCCGACCTATCCGCAGATCGCCGACATCTTCTACGAGACGATGCCAGAGGTCGCGCAGGCGTTCGGACTGTTCGCCGACATCGTGGCCAGCAAGAAGCGCGTTTACCTGCGTGACAACCTTGGGCGCTGCCTGAGCACCATCGTGTGCAAGAGCATGGAGCACCCGCACCGCATCGTCGGCTTCAACATTGCGCATGCCTTGGTCGATGAGATCGACTGCATGCCGATCAAGAAGGCTGACAGCGCGTGGAAGAAGATCATTGCGCGGATGTCGACCGTGTGGCCCGGCCGCGACCAGAACACGATTGACGTCACGACGACACCCGAGGGATTTAACTGGGTTTATCGCAAGTTCGTGCGTGAGTTGGCCGCTAACCCGAGCCAGCGCCCGCTGTATGGCATCGTGCATGCCAGCACCAGGGACAACGCGAAGAACCTGCCGAAAGACTACATCGGGTCGCTCAAAGAGTCGTACCCGGCGAACCTCGTCGATGCCTACATTGACGGCAAGTTCGTCAACCTGGTGTCGGGCAGTGTGTACCCGAGCTTCGACAGGGTACTCAACCACACCAGCGAGACGATCAAGGACGGTGAAGCGCTGCATGTCGGCCTCGACTTCAACATTTCCCGCATGGCAGCAATGGTTCACGTCATCCGTGATGGGCGACCGTTACTACTCGGCGAGATCACGCATGTGTTCGACACACCAGCGATGATCGATGCGCTTAAGGCGAAGTACCAAGGCCATCACATCTCGATCTACCCCGATGCCAGCGGCAACAACCGCAAGAGCGTCAACGGGAGCGAGACGGACCACAGCTTGCTCCGCACTGCCGGCTTCACCCTTGTCGTCAACCCGGCGAACCCTGCCGTGCGTGACCGTGTGCTGTCCGTCAACGCCATGTTCCTGAATGGCGATGGTGAGCGCCGCTACAAGGTCAACACCGAACTCTGCCCAGTCGCAACAGGTGTGCTTGAACAACAGACCTATAACGACCAGGGCGAACCGAACAAAGACGGCACGGAAGACCCGAACGACGCCTTGGGCTACTTCATCATCAAGCGCTTCCCGATCGTCAAACGCACAGCCACTCAAGTACCTCTGAGAATTTAACTATGAGCAGTGATGATCCGAGCAAGACGCTGCCAGCAGTGGATGCCATGCGCCAAGACTGGGCGATCGTAGATCCCCTGATGGGCGGCACCAGAGCGATGCGTGAGGCCGGGGCTGAGCTGCTGCCAAAGTGGCCGAAGGAAGACGACTGCGATTACAAGGACCGCTTGAGCCTGTCCACCCTGTTCCCGGCTTACCGCGAGACAGTCAAGAACAATACGGGCCGCGTATTCGCCGAGCCGATCGTGATGGGCGATGATGTCCTGCCGGCAATTGCTGAGCTGACACAGGACTTCGACCGCCAAGGCAACAACCTGCAGGTCTGGGCAAAGTCGTTCTTCTCGCAGGCCATGTCGCACGGCTTGTGCCATGCGCTGGCGGACTACCCGAACATCAAGCCGAGTGGCGACACCGAGCAACTTGTAACACTGGCTGACGCTCAAGCAGTCAAGGCTCGGCCTTACGCCGTCATGATCCGCCCTCAGCAAGTGATCGGATGGCGCGTCATCAATGATGGCGGCGAGCACATCCTGACCCAGTTCCGCTACAAGGAATCGGTCGAGGAAGAGGATGGTCTGTTCGGAATCAAGAACATCGATCAGATCCGCGTGCTGACCCCAGGCGCATGGATGACGTTCCGCGAGAAGGCTGACGACAAGGGACAAAAGTCGTGGGCGCTGCACGAGGAGGGCAAGACCTCGCTCGATCACATCCCACTGACGACTCTCTACACCGACCGCACAGGTTTCATGACGGCCAAGCCGCCGCTGCTGGAGCTAGCCTATCTGAACGTCAAGCATTGGCAGTCACAGAGCGACCAGGACAACATCCTGCACGTTGCACGGGTGCCGATGCTGGCTGTGATCGGCCTTCCGGAAGGGGAGAAGATCACTGTCGGCGTGGGATCGGCAACCAACCTACCTGTCAATGCAGACATGAAGTGGGTCGAGCACACCGGAAAATCGATCGATGCAGGCCGTACGTCGCTGTCCGACCTTGAAGACCAGATGCGCGTCGCTGGCGCCAAGCTGCTCCAGAAGGACAAACAGGCCGTCAAGACTGCCACGCAAGCCGAGGAAGAGGCTGCTCAAGAGCTGAGTCCGCTTCAGGCCATGGCGAGCGGCCTTGAGGATGCGCTGGATCAGATCCTCCAGCACTTCGCCGAATTGAGCGGGCTACCTGAGGGTGGTCATGTTCAGGTGAGCGGCAACTTCGAGACGGATTACATACCCGAGGTTTCCATACCGGCCCTGATCCAGTTGAACCTGACCAGCAAGATCTCGGATCAAACCCTGTTCTCCGAACTGCAGCGCCGCAACGTGGTGTCGCAGGACCTGGACTGGGCAGAAGAGTCTGCAAAAATCGCCGAACAAGGTCCAGCACTCGGAACCCTCTAAATGCCAACCGTCAACCAAGTCCTCGAAGACGAGCAGATCGCGCACGCGGTCGACCTCGAAAAGTACAAGGTTGGCGTGGTCCGGCGGATCATTGCGCTGCTGAACCGGTCGGATGCTGACCTTTCGGCGGCCTTGGCTGCTGCACTGGAGCGTCTGCCGGCTGAATCCTTCACGGTCGAGCGCCTGGAGCTGCTGCTGGATCAGGTTCGCCTGATCAACAGTCAGGCCTATGCCTCTGTGGCCAAAGCGTTACAGGATGACCTGAAGGACTTGGCTGGCTATGAGGTGAGTTGGCAGCAGACGCTGTTCGAGTCCACCATTCCCGAGCCTGTACAGGTCCGCTCCCCGATTGCCAGTGTCAGCGCCGAGCAGGCTTATGCTGCCGCGCTCTCTCGGCCATTCCAGGGGCGCTTGCTGCGCAACTGGGGCGAGGAGATCGCCGCCGACCGCATGGTCAAGGTCCGCAACGCGATCCGCACCGGCTACCTCGAAGGCAAGACGACCGAACAGATCATCCGCAGCATCCGTGGCTCTCGGGCTGCTGGATACGCTGACGGCCTCCTTGAGCGCCCACGCAAAGACCTCGCTGCGGTCGTCAGGACGGCGGTGAGTCATACCGCTGCGACTGCTCGGGACGAATTCAACAAGGCCAACGAGGAAGTCCTGAAGGCCGAGCGCTGGGTGTCCACGCTCGACAACAAGACCTCACCGATGTGCCGTATCCGTGACCAGCTTCAGTACACCGTGCTCACGCACAAGCCGATTGGACACAAGGTGCCTTGGCTGCAAGGACCGGGCAAGATCCACTGGTGCTGCCGCTCGACGTCGGCGCCGGTGACCAAAAGCTGGAAAGAGTTGGGCATGAACATCGACGAGATGACGCCAGCCCAGCGCGCGAGCATGGACGGCCAAGTCCCGGCGAACTCCACCTACAGCGAATGGCTCAACCGCCAGTCGGACGCCCGCAAGGTCGAAGTGCTCGGCCCGGCGCGCGCTCAGCTTCTGAAGGATGGCAAGCTGGATCTAGAGGACTTCTACACGCCGACCGGCGAGTGGATGACCCTGGACCAGATGCGCGCGCGGGATGCTGCGGCGTTTGCTAAGATCGCCGCATGACAGACAAACCCCGCTTCCACGTAATCGACGGCACCGCTCCACCGGATACCCCGGCCGAGCAGGTGCGTCGTCGTGTGCGTGCGATGCCCAAGCCCGCGACGATGGTTCAGTGCCATCGTTGCGGCGGTAGGGAAGTGATCGAGACCAAGATCGGTGTCATGATGAAGGACGGCAAGCCAACTGGCGGGACGAAGGCGCTGCTTTGCGCTCAGTGCTTCATGAAAGGCGAAAGGGTGGTGCTATGAACGAGTGGCCAGAACAGAAGCCAGAAGACGGCATGCAGGTCTGTGTCAGCACTCGCTTCGGCGGCCTGAGGGCTGGAACCTACAGTGACGGTTATGTTGCTGGAGAAGGGTTGCCTGACGGCTATATCACCATGAGCAATGGCGACCGTTGGGTTGAGCTTCCTGATTGGATGAAGCCCGGATGTGGCCAATCCACATAGATGAAAACGAATTCAAACAGCCCTGGCATCCGCCGGGGCTTTTTTATGCATGCGATTCACACAGGCCTCGTCAATGACGGGGCTTTTTATTGCCGCCAGGCGGCCAACAGACCCAAGGGGTTAGCAGATGTTTATTTTCGGCAAGTGGTATCCGCTGATGGCGGAAGAGGGTGGCGGCGAAGGTGGTGGCGGCGGTAACGGTGGTGGTGGG